TTTAACGGTTGCGCCCATCAAGCTGGATGTCGTCATCGTTCATGGCGAACGATTTACTGTCGAGGCCGTCCACGTGATTGATTTGAATGGGACAATCCTCGGGTGGAAGCTACTTTGCAAAGGGCGATGACATGAGCAGCCGAGCAGTTAGGATCGAAACCAGGAAGCTCTTGACAGCGCCAGCCGTCCAGGCTCTTTGCCAGTTTTACGAAACCATCAACGTCGAGCAAAACCCAACGCAGTCGATTTGGTTCACGGTGAGTTTTCAATTTGAATATCAAGAGAAGCTCAGCTACTGTGACGATTTCGCAGAGTATGGAATGATCGAGCTTATTTTCGAGGCTTCGCCTGGGACGGGAGATGATGCCGTTCTCCAGGCAGCCGAGTCAGTGACCGCGGAGCTGAAAAAGTTCTCGGATCCATCAGGTAAATTGACGTTGACAAACTTCAACCCACCTGATGAGTTTTCAGCAGGAGGTGCCAACGAGTCCGCTTATAGAGTGGCAGTTGACATCGAATATGTTTTCTCTAACTAAATGAAAGGGGTCTATCATGGCCGCACGCAATACTAAGGGCGCCCAAGTCTGCATGACCAAAGATGCAGCAACGGGCATTAACGAAACCGCAAACATCACAGCCGTTGGCGCATCAAAGCCAGCGACCTTGACTGGCACAGGCTTCACCGCTGCAGTCAACTCGGTGATTGAGATCAAAGATTCTGGCAATTCAAAGATTGACGGCGTCTGGATCGTGGGCGTGGGCTCCACGGCAACGAGCATCGTTTTGGCTGGCACAGATAACACTGGCGGTGGCACTACCTTCGACAAAACAGGCGGCAGTGCCAAAGCTTATGCCAACGCCGACATGGTTTGCCTGTGCTTGAGCGAGTTCTCGATCTCCCGCGACTCGGGTGGCAGCATTTCCACAGCCACCTTCTGCGACCCATCGGCCTCAGTGCCAAGCGTGGTTGTATCTGCTGGCACAGTCAGCATTGGCGGCTACATCGACAGCGCCGCATCCGACTACCAAGAGGTTGTCACCGCTGACAACGACGGCAAGACCCGTGATTTTCGCGTGACTTTGCCAGGAAACGGCCACTTGATGTTTCGAGGCATCATCAACGGCATGTCCTACCAAGTGCCCGTGGACGGTGCACAAAGCTGGACTGCCCAGATCAGCCTGTCATCCGCACCACGTCACCTGTACGTCTGACGATTTTGACATGGCTGGGGGTCACGGTAACGTCCCCGCGATTGTGTCTGCAACGTAAGGCAGCCATGTCATCCCCCAACCCTTAAATGCAGCACAACCTTAAAAGGCACAAAATGAAAGTCACACTAAAAAACGGCGACGTCTATGAAGGCGTTGAAGCCAAGATCTCTCAGGTCATGCCCTTCATTGGGCTGATGGCCACAGATACGCAAAAATTCCAAGTGGAGCTTGCCAAGGTCAGCATCCTCGCTGCCGATGGCCATCCAATCGGAGACAAGCTAATGGATCTCGGGATCAAAGACTTCATGGCACTGGCCACGGTGGCAATGCACGCCAACGGCTTTGGAGAGTCTGAGGGAAACGGCTGAGCCCACTCGAAAGTGGGCTTCACCAACTAGCGGAGAACTTGCACATGACAGTCGGCCAGTTAAAGCGCGAGATGACCTGGGTTGAATACCAGAATTGGATTGCCTTCTACGCCGAGAAGCGCCGCCGGGAGGAGGTCGCCAGCGGCAACCTCATGGCAATGGACTCCGACGATCAGATCTTGGGGGCATTTGGTCTATGACCCCCGGCCTCCTCCAAGACGGCTTTGCAAAAGCTGCCGAGCTTGACATCCCAGCCTTCCTGAATGTCATGGCTCGGGAGCTTCGCAAAGTCGCCAACGAGGAGCTTGACAACCAGATCCGCTTGGGTAACAACGTATTCACCACAGCAGTGGACGGGAAAGCCGCCAACTCCAGAGCGGCCATTGCACAAGCTCGGCGCTTGGTGCGAATCAACTTTCCACTGTCAGCGGTGGATTTGGCTTTGGCCGTCATGAAGCGAGAGTTGGAGCGCAAGATTAGATCCACTACCGAGCAACGCACGGGCACTTTGGTCAACAGTGTGCGCATCTTCTACGGCGGCAACGACAAAGCAACCAAAGAGGTCTCAGAAGTCAGCGACATCCCAACCTTTGTACCGGGCGACTTTGTTTGCCTTTACGCCGCCGCCGATTACGCAGGATTTGCCAACTACAAGGTTGCAGACAAAAACAACGGTCGCGGCTTCGTCGGCTCCGCAGCCAAGCGGATTCGGTCGATAATTCGACAAAAGAAAACATCAGCGGGGTTGAGCATTTATGCACAGCACTCAAAACGCATTGCGAATTTAATTGGCGGGGAGGCGGCCAAACTGAAGTACGGCGTGCCTGTGGTTTACATTAAATTCAAGCGACAAGAATACAGAAGGACTACTTAAATGGCCACCGATAAAACCGTCCGAATTGTAGAGCTCCAAGCTAAAGTCACCGGCTTGGAGGAGTTGCAAAAAGCAGCCGCCAGCATGAACGCTGCCAGCGGTGCAGCTCGAAAAGCTGGGGCTGACTTCTCCAAAGCTGGTGCGTCCGTGCAAAAGGGATTCAGCGGCAACACCACCAACCAGATCAAAAACGCGTCCTTCCAGCTGACCGACTTTGCTGTTCAAGTCCAAGGCGGCACAGATGCGATGAGGGCTTTCGGCCAACAAGCGCCTCAGTTGCTGGCAGGGTTTGGCGCAGCTGGCGCTGTGGCTGGTTTGGTCGTGTCATTGATGCCAGCCGTGATTGCCTCATTCGGTGGCGCAGCCGTCAAGATCGAGGACGCAAGCAAGGCTGCTGAGATATTCCGAGGGGCGGTGGCTGACGTCAAAGCGATTGTCGACAAAACCGACATGGACGATTTTGCCGAGGCTTTCAATAAGCTGGACGCTCAAGCAAGGAAGGCTGCGATCGCCCTTATCGAGACTAGGTTGCAGCTTGGCAAGTTGGCTGGTGCAAAAGAAAAGCAAGAGCTTGACGATTACATGAGGTCATTCGGCACCTTCAGCATTGGGTTTGGTAAATTTGGCCGAGACCTCGACAGTGCCACCAGTGGGCAAACCATTGCTCAAAAGCTGGGCATCACCCGTGAAGCTGGCGACGCAGTCAAAGACGTGCTTCAGGGGTTATCAAAAGGCACGCTCGATCAAGTCAGCGCCTTGGAGAAGCTCAACAAGCTCAACATCACTGGGAGCAAAGACTTCAACGAGTTCCTTGGCAATATGGCCAAGGCCACAAAGAACACCTTGGAGCTCACCGCAGCCGAGTCCGAGCTGGTCAGAACACGTGATGCAGCCGTCAAAGTCGGAGGCAAGAACATCGTATTGTCAAAAGACTTGGCAGATGCCTCCAAGAAACAAGCAGATGAGGCCAAACGAGTGGCCGAGGGGCTTATTAAGATCAAAGAGGCTGCAGCCGACCGTGAGATCGATGCCATCACCAAGCAATTTGATGACATGGCCAAAGCAACAAAGGCCGCAGCCGACCAAGCTATAAAGCTGCGCGAGGCCGCTATGGACAAGGAGATTGATGCCATAAGCGCATCTTTCAGCAAACTAGGTGGCGAATCCCCGCTCACGAAAATTGTCGACGAGCTCAACGCACTTGGCCAGCGAACCAGAGACTTGGAGGCCCTGCGCGAGAAGCTCGACGAGCTTTACTTCAGTGGCAAGATCACAGGCGAGGAGTTTGAAGCCATGGGCCAGAAGTTCGGTCTTATCTTTAACGCTGGATCACCCGCAACCAAGGGCGTCGACGAGATGCAGAAGTCGATGCAGAACCTTGCCGTCCAAGGCGTCGGCAGCATGGTGGACGAGATCTTTGCAGCCGACAGATCATTCAAAGACTTTGCCAAAAACTTCTTGACCAACATCGTCAAGATGATTGCCAAACAGCAGCTCCTTAATGCGCTCAAGGGCAGCTCATTTGGCAAGGCCTTGGGGTTTGCAACGGGTGGCGCATTTGGTGGTGCCACAGGGTTGCCTCATGGGATCTACAACACACCGCACTACTTCAACATGCCGGGTGGTGGGCCTTTGCGCAAGTTCGCCGCTGGTGGCGTTGTGGGCGGCAATGCAGTCATGGGCGAGGCTGGGCCCGAGGCCATCCTTCCCTTGGGCCGTGGTGCCAATGGCGACCTCGGTGTTAAGGCATCCTTCAACATTCAAGTGCACAACAATGTTGGCGCTCAAGTGGAAGTGCAGCACAACGGCAACGACATCGAGATCTTCATCAACAAGGTTGCCCAAGACATCCTGCGCGGGGGTGGCAAGGTTGCTCAGTCCCTTGAACGAGCCTACGGCATGAGCCGAGCCAGAGGAGCCGCCTGATGCCTATCACCCAAGCGCTCAAAGAGGTCTACGCCAACCCGCAGCGCAATGTGCGCTACATCGAGACCATCGAGCTGAGCCACCCCAATTTCACCAAGACGTATCGTTTCACCAACGACGTTGAGGCTTGGCTGTTCAAAATCGAGGACGGCAGCTCCTACACTTTCAACGCCATGCCTTTCGAGCTCAAGCTCCCGGGTGCCAGCAACACCGGGCAGCAAGAGCTTCAGTTGGGCCTGTGCAATGTGGGCCGCGAGATGATGAACGAGCTGGAGCTGGCCAACGCACGACCAGACATCAACATAAAATTGACTTACAGGGTTTACCTTGACACTCACGACAGCTCACCGCAAAACAGCCCCCCCACTGAGTTGACCATTTCAGAAGTCTCGGCCACTCCCACCGCTGTGACTGCCACAGCCACCCGCTTCGATGTTTTGAATCGCAAGTTCCCTTCCACCCGTTACGACGTTGAGACCTTCCCCGGTCTGTTAAGGGGCTGACATGACATTCAATTCAAACCTTATCAACGATTACATTGGCAAACCCTACCTAGTCAACGCTAGGGGGCCAGACCAGTTCGACTGTTACGGGTTGGTCCTCGACGTTTATAAGAAGTTCCTTGGCATCACGCTCCCCGATTGGACAGTGGATGATGGCTCAGTTCAGACAGCGATCCGTGTTATCAATTCTGCATGGCAGTCCAGCGACGCGATGGATTTGGTGCGCAAGGTCGACGAGCCCCAAGACATGGACATCGCCTTCTTGACCCGCCACAGCATGGCGCATCATGTTGGTGTTTACATCAACGGCGGGGTCTTGCACTCCAGCCACAAAAACCGAGGCACAGCCTGGGAGCGACCCGAAGTGTTTCACGCTACGGGCCGAGGCGAGTTGCAATATTGGAGGCTCAAGTAATGGCTGGCACAATCGTTTTGATGCGCAACCCGCTGGCGATCAGCGAGCGCGAAATCGCCCAGCATGAGGGCCAGTTGATCCATTGGCTTCAGGCCAACTACCCCAACGGCTTCAATGGCTCCCTGAGAGTATTTGTCAACGGCGAGGAGCTCAAGCTCGATGACTTAGACACCTCGATCAGCGACGGCGATGTGGTCAACATGTTTGTGGTGCCAGGCATCGAGATGGCGATCATGGATATGATCCTCACGGTCGTCATTTCAGCCGCCGTGAGTTTCGCAATCAGTCACTTCTTTGGGCCGAAATCCAGCAACCCGTCATTTGCCGACACCCCAGAAGCGAACACGCTTTACAGCCTATCGGCGCAGCAAAACGGCGCTCGGGTTGGTGGCGTCATCCCAGTTGTTTATGGCACCGTGCGGCAAAACCCAGACTACGCTTCGCAGCCTTACACAAGCTACACCGAAGCCGTGATGACTGGCAACTCAATCGTCATCGACAACATCGAGCGCAACCGCGGTGATGGCGACCAGTATCTGTTCTATTTGCTGGCGCTGGGTCAAGGCGAGCACCGCATCGACGACATCTTGTTGGGCTCCACTTCCACAAGTCTGCTCACAGCAGACACCGTGGACAAGTTCGACGCGACAAGAGCCGTGCATCAAAACAAAATGGGCAACATCGAGGCGGGCCTTAACGTCAGCATCCACGACGGCCCCCACTTCTACGAGAACGTAGTCACCTCCATCGAGGTCGGCTCGCTCGACCTCGATGAGCCTTACGTCACCCCTTACTTTCCAGTGAGCTCGGAAAAAGTCACCCGCTTGAGCCTAGATCTTGTTTTCAACCGGGGGCTGTTCAAAACCAATGACCACGGCAACTTTGAGTCCGTCGTCGTTGACCTTAAAGCGCACGTTAAAAACGCAAGCGGCACTGTCCTCACTTACGACATCCGATTCGACTCATCGGTCGAGAACGTCACCCCGTTTCGCCGCACGATCTCCTTCAACGTGCCGGAAGATGTCTATTCAATCGCGCTGGAGCGAGTCACCGCCAAAGCAGACACCAAAGGCCGAGTCTCTGACGTTCTGACTTGGGTTGGCTCTCGCGGGGTGATTAAGAATTCGATGGCCCCAGTCTACGGCGACACGCACTTGCTGGCCATGCGCATCAAGGCGACCAACCTCATCAGCGCTGCCGCCACTTCACGCATCAACGTCCGCATTACGCGCCAGCAGCTCAACGTCATTGACAACATGGAGCACACCAGCAACCCAGCAGACGTTGTTGCTGACATTATGCGGAACACCGTCTACGGCGCACGCCGTCCTGACAAAGAGTTGGACATGGCAGAGCTCAGGAGGCTCAAAGCGCATTGGGGTGGGTCAAACACCCCCTACGGATTCAACGCAGTGTTCAACGGCGACTCGACGGTTTACGAGGCGCTCAAGCTGGCCCTTGGCGTAGTCGGCGCAGAGCCCTTGGCCATCGGCTCCTATATCAGCGCGGCAGCAGACGGCAAAAAGGCAATCCGCACTCAGGTCTACACCGAGGCCAACATGCTAATGAATTCGTTCAGCGTGTCCTACAACTTTGACAGGGCCGGGGCCACCAACGGCGTGCAAGTTGAATTCCGCGATTCCACCACTTGGCTGCCAGAATTTGCAACCTTCCCTGCCAATGCAAGCGACCCCGAGTTGGTTTCGTTGTTCGGGTGTACCTCTAAAGATCATGCGGAGAAGTTCGCGAGGCTAATGTGGCAGCGCAAGCTCTACCAACGCAAAGCGACCTCTTTCGAGACTGAGCTTGAGGGCTTAATTCCCAGGCCGGGAGACCGCATCGCCATCACGCACACGTTGGCCGATTGGGGACAATCCGGCATCGTGGTTTCATACGACCCCACCACCAAGGTGCTGGTCACCACCGTGGAGCTCAAGTTCGTCGGCTCGGGCACGCACTACGTCACAATGCGCAAACCAGACGGCACGCCCCTCACCCCTATCGCTGCCACCCAAGGGGCCACCTCCTCCAGCTGCGTGCTCGCCAGCGACCCGGCGATTGACTTCAGCGATCTGCCGTACTCGCAGATCATCTTCTCCTTTGGCGAGGGCTCCAAAGTCACCAAGGACTTTTCAGTGGCCTCGATCCAGCATAATGGCGGCGTCACCACAACCCTTGAGGCTCAGGTGTACGATGAGCGAGTTTACGACAACACGTTTCCATTTATGGGGGTGCCTTTGTGATTATTGACTACCCGACCAGCTTCCCCAAGCCCTTGATCGACGGGTTCAACATCAAGGTCGACCCCGGCCTCATTCGCACCGTTCACGGCGCTGGGTATGCACGCCAGCGCCAGCTCTACACTTGGCAGCCCGA